GCTACAGTATCAGCTTTATCAGCATCAAGTTTTGCTTTAACCCAACCTAATACAGTACTTTCTGTTAAGTCTGCATACGGTACAAGACTATCTGGTTTTGGTAGATCTACTTCACCAGTAGCTCTGAATTTATAAGTACCATCTTCACCGTTTACACGATAGATGACTTTGTTTACATACCCATCAGCAAGTTCGCGTTGTAGGGTATTGATTTGCCAAGTTTTAGTTGCCATTTGTTTTTATGAAAGTGGGTTGTCGTCTTTTACTTTTTTAACGGCTTTCGCCCATTCACCAGTTGCATCTACTTTACCAGCAACTAGATCTTTGTATAGGAGATCGAGTTGATCCCCTATATCACCATAGGTACGTTTTCTTGTTCTACGTACACCTTGGTTGTTTTGTAATTTCGTACCTTCTGTATCTGCAGTAGTGAGTTCACTATCTGTAGGTTTGGTTATACCTGATACATTCCAGGTCCTTATGTAATCACCAGATCCATCATTTTGTAAGATGATTTGTTTTATATCTTCAGTGATTGTTTCTGCTTCTGTAGCACTTTTCCCTTTAGTTATAAGGTGTGCTTGTATTTGATATGATAAGTGTGCCATAGTTAACTTACTTTAAATCCTTGGAATGTGGACATAGCAAGACCACCTTGAATTTTAATATTTTCTGTTGCACCTACTCCATTATTATGCCTAACATAGACTTTAATTGCATCACCAGCACTTAATGCCATAATCCCTGACCAAGCTACTGTAAGTTCAGCACCGTTTGCAGGTGATTTGTTGTATACAAAGGATGGTACATATTCTGCATAACCTGATCCAGTATCTTTATATATTACACCTTGAGCTTGCTTACCATCATCAATACTATCTATTGCAGCTGAGTAAGAAATCCAATAGTTACCACCTTCGTCAGTTGGTACTGTAAATGCGCTTGAAGCGAAAGCAGAATCAGAATCTAATACTTCAGTATCAAATGTCAAAGCTGTATAAGTAGCATTAGCAATACTAGTGCCATCAGTATCTGTAGCTGCAAATGCTGGTGTATTACCTGCAGATATACCAGTTAAGTTAGCACCACTTCCAGCGAATGACGTTGCAGTACATACACCAGTAACAGTGACACCACCAGTTACAGTTTCAAGCTTTTTGGCGTTATCATAGTAAAGGTCACATGAACCATTTTCATTAAATATAGCTAAAGTTTCAGCATTACCTACTTTAGTGAAATTGACACCTGTATCTGATTGTAAATATAGACGTCCGTTTGTAGCTGTTACTACACCATTAGTACCGTCTGAGAATATTTTTAAATCTGTACCGGTACCAAAATCTGCACGTTTCTCATCTGCGAAATGGATACCAGTGCTTGTAGTTTTAGTTTGAAGAACGTTATCGTAATAGAGGTCTACGGATCCATTAGGGTTTCTATCTATAGCTATCTCATTAGTATTAACATAATCAATTAATCTACCTGTCTTGTTTACAATAGTTGAGTTACTACCATCATGTTCAATTACTAAGTCTTCACTATCACCTAAGCTAACTTTTACACTGTCATTTCCTCTAAACTTACTAGTTGCTACAGCATTACCTGTAACAGTAACTCCACCAGAAGTAGTTTCTAACTTCTTAGAGTTATCGTACATGAGATCACAGGATCCATTTTCTGTTATATACAACAGTGCTTCATTAGCAGCAGGGTTTTCAAATCTAATATCATTAGATCGTATTGCTAGATATCCTGTGCCTCCATCTTCAATCCTAGAATTAGATCCATCATGGTAGATTTGTAGATCATTGCTATCTCCAAATCTTAACTTAGTACCATCTGGTATATCTATCTCATCACCTTCACCTTGAATAGTTAAAGCAGTTGCACTATTTGTCTGGAACTTCATTGTAGCGGTAGTACCACTAGCTCTAGCATTGAAAATTACACCTTCATCTGCTGCACCAGCAGCTTCAGTTACTATTGCTAATCCTCTTGCTCCTGAACCTCCTGATCCAGAAAATATTGCTTGTGTAGTATTGGTTCCAGCATCTACAGAGACTGAACCACTAACACTAACTCCAGTACTCGTTGTCTCAAACTTCTTAACATTATTGTAATAGAGCTCTACGGCTCCATTCTTAATGAATTTAGCTAAATATTCACCACTATCTGTATCTTGTAAGTGGATTTCTTCAGCACCTCTTATTTTTAAATCGCCTGTGCCGTTATCTATTATGAATGAATTAGATCCTGAATGGTATATTTCTACACCATCACTACTAGTACCAAATATAGCTTTTACATTATCATTAAAAATTAGTGCGTCAGCTGATACATCCCATAATATATCCTTACCTGCATCAGCTCCATTATCAAAATGAACATCTCCTGATACTGTAAGTCCAGTTAAGGTTCCTGTTGAAGTTATATTTGTTTGAGCCGCTGTTGAAAGCGTACCACCTAAAGTAGTAGCACCTAATGCTCCACTACTTGAGTTATAAGTTAATTGACTATCTGATTTGGGACCTAATGTACCTGTAGCTGCTGTAACAAATACAGGGAAACAAGTTGTATCACTTGATTCATCAGCAACAGTGAAAGTACCAGCACCACCAGATGCTACGTCATCACCCCACTCAACATCTGTACCATCTGTTTTTAGTACCTGACCATTTGAACCAACAGCTAATACAGCTGGATTACCTGAAGCATCACCATATATGAGTTTACCTCTAGCAATACCTGCTAGTTTAGCGAGGCTAACAGCATCATTAGCTATATGAGCTTCATCAATACTTCCGTCTACATACTGATCACTATCTACTGAGTTAGCAGACATATGAGCTAAGTCTATTGATCCATCTACATATTGATCACTGTCTACTGAGTTAGCAGACATATGTGCAAGGTCGATACTACCATCAGTATAGTGCTCGGAATCAATAGCGTCATCAGCTATCTTAGCTCCAGTTACAGCATCAGTAGCAATAGCAGCAGTATCTACAGCATCATCTGCTAACTCACTAGCTCCAACAGCATTAGCTGCTATATCTGCCGCAACAACTGTATCTGCTGCAATATGAGCAGAAGTAATAGCACCATCAGCTATCTTAGCTGCTGTGACTGCATCGTCTGCAATTTTAGCCTCAGTAACAGCACTATTATTAATTTTAGCAGTAGTTACTGCATTACTGTTTATATGGTTAGCGACTACACAAGGAGATGCTAATTTACCTTGAGTTATATTGGAATCTGGTATCTTAGCTGTCGTAACAGCGTCGTCTGCTATTTTAGCTGTAGTAACGTTAGCATCTGCTATATGTGCCGTATCTATACTTCCATCTGTGTAGTGTTCAGAGTTAATCGCATCATCTGCAATCTTAGCTCCAGTAATAGCGTCTGCAGCAATCTTAGCTGTAGTAACATTACCATCTGTAATCTTAACTGTAATGATAGAATCACTTGCTAGTTGATCACGATTAACAGCAGCATCACCTATCTTATCGTTTGTTACTGCATCGTTTGCAATTTTAGCTGTAGTAACGTTAGCATCAGTTATAATGGCAGTAGTCACAGCATTAGTAGCAAGCTCAGCTGTATCTACAGCAGCATCAGCTATTTTAGCGTTAGTAACAGCATTACTAGCTAACTCACTAGCAGTTACAGAATTACTAGCTATCTTATCAGCAGTTATTGCATTGTCTGCTATATGGGCTGTATCTATACTACCGTCTACTAATTCAGATGAATCAACAGAATCAGCTGCCAACATTGCTGCTGTAACTGTTCCTGTATCTCCTGTCGTTACTATCGTACCAGTGACATTAGGGATAGTAATAGTTCTATCTGCTGTAGGATCTACTACAGTTACCTTTGTTTCATATGCATCATCTGTTGCACCTTCAAAGGTAAGTGTACTATCTTCAGATAAAGTGATATCACCGTTTATTACACCACCAGTACTAGTGATTGCTCTTTCTTGTGCTTCTTCCGAGGCATATAAAACCTGTAAATGGTTATCATTTAAATCTTCAGATTTTATAGCTGATCCAGGAAAGTAAGTAGCACTTGCGGTGGCGACATCTGTCTCACGAAAAACTCTGACAGAGACACCAGTGCCTGGTGCTGAATCGAATGCTACAGTTGTTGCGTTAGCTAATGAGAATGCAGTATTTAAAACTCCATCAAGTGAACACTTAACATCAGCTTCTTTGATATATGGGAATGTAAAGGCATAGTTGGTGGTACTATTATTGCCTGTGTATTTGTTTTCGGTTGCCATGTTTTATTTTATTTTGGTAAGTTGATTAAGTTTTCCACCATTCGTTGGTTTTTATCACCAATATTTCGGGCATCTTCAATCCGACCCTGTTCTATATAGTTATTAATTAACCTTTGTTGTGTAACGGTTTCCCAAATATCAGGACGTTCTCTCCTCATTATTAATTCTGCATTTCTTTGAGCGTTCTTCATGATATTATCAATTTCACGGTATATAGGTAATCTTTGACCGTTTATAGTTATACGATCATAACCTAGATCACCACCAGAAGCTACATGTGCTCTGAGTTGACTTATGTCTTCTTGATATTTAGGTGATTTAAGTAGTTTTTCTATTTTACGCCATGGTTCCTGTTCACCAACTAATTTATTAATATATTCTCTTTCATGTGCAGTATACTCATACATACCTGATGAATCACTTTTTAATACACTAGCCCCATCATACCCAATTTCCCTTAGTGTTACACGCCAAGGTTCGTTAGTACTACTAACTTTTATTTTAGATAAAGAATTCAGTATTCTAGCTGCAGGATTTTCTATATCATTAACATACTTACCTGTGTAAATATCTACTTGTCTTGCTAACCCCATCGATAATCCAGGTGTTCTATTAAGAATATAATGCATAAGATTATCATGTATATCCTTTTGTGTAGAGTCAAGGGCTTTAGCAAGGACACCTGCAGCACCTGACATAGGTAGGAACATTCTAGTTGTATTAGCAGCATACCTTGAGAACCAACTTAAATCATTATTCATGATAGCAACAAATGGTTCAAGACCTGTGAATACACTATTTTGTAAGAAGGTAGCAGATAAAGTCCACGTTAATTTACTTCCAATGTCTTCTACTATTGGTGATGTAATATCTCTACCGTAGTAAGCCATATCCCCAAGAATACTTAATACTGGTTCAAGCATTGGGATACCTTCATAGCTAATCCATTTATCACCAATCTTAACACTCTTCTCTTGGAATCCAAACTGATCTCTGTCTATTCTTCGTTGATGAGGATCATGACTACCATTACCTGTTATATTACCTGACATAGCGTAACCATATAATCCAGAAAATAACATACCACTGAAAGCCATACGTCCCCTATATTCAGTACGTAAGTTTTCAAAAATAGTTCTGGCATTAGGTGTTTTATCGGGATCAAGTCCATGATTTCTTAAAGCTTTTGCTATATCTTCATTAGATCTAGCCCAAATAACATCACCATACTTAGTTAAACCAGGTATAGCTTGAACACCAGTCCAAGATAAGTTTAGTTTTAAATTATTAGTTAATGTTTTAGGAAAAGCAATAACAGTTTTTAAGAATGGATACTTATTTATCCCTTGGGTGATTGTATCTGAAAGATCATCCTGAAGATTCAGAGCTAATTCACCTGTTATTATTTCAGTAGCTTTATCGTCTATTAATCCGTTTTTATCGAAGATACCATCGTAGTGTTTCTTTTCAGCTTTCCTTAAAGTATCTATATCAACCTTACCATATTTAGTAAAGATATCATCATAAGCACGTAACCTAGAGACATATGTAGCAGTAGCAGCAGATAACCCTGCATCGGCAGCAGTTAATCCTACCATACCAACTCTAAATGGAGCCCATCTACTAAGATCATACATATTTCTAGCAGCATCGAGTTGCATTACACGTCCCCAATTACCTTCTTCTTCCCATAAGGTTCTCATACTATCTAATACAGTCCAATCTATTGCTTGTTGTTGAACCATATCGACACGAGCTGCCTTTAACATTGCATCAGGATCTTTCCAAGACTTCTTGGCCATGATCCATGCATCCTTTATAACACGTCTATTAGTTTCCATAACACCACCATAGTAATACATGGATCGTTTTAGGTTACTAAAGTTACCACCAGACAATAATCCTTCTAACCCACCACCTAGAACAGCGGTTATAGGTTTACCTATTAAACCAGCAGTATTACCTAGGACAGCGCCAGCAGTAGCAAGACCTGATAACATATTATTATATGCAACAGCAAATGAACTTGAAGCAAACTTATTCATATTATCACCAGGACTTCTTAATAGGCCCATTGGTGTTACTTCATCCCTAGCCCAAACCATTAATTTTTCTATTGTATCTACATCACCACCACTACGTTCGAATTGTAGTATAAGTGGTTTTAAAGCTGCTGGGTTTTCTTTTTGTATTGTCTTTAGAGTTTTTGTGAACTGTTGAGTTTTCTTTGCAAACGCTGTTTCAGCTTCTGTAAACTCTGATTTAAGTGTGTTAATTACACTAATAGGATCATCAACTGATTGTATAGTCTCCATCCAAGCATTAATACGTTGCATTTGCCAACCTCTTATATATTTGTTGATACCAACTTCTGTTAAAAGAAACTCCATCTTATCGAGAATTAGATCCATAGCACGATCTTCATCTACATGAGGTGCTAATGTTCTAATAGCTTGGGACATATCACCTATCTCTTTACCTAAGGTCTCCATGACCCTCGCAGAGCTTTGCATTATACCACGACCTAAGTATCTATCAGTTAAGTCATTTAAGGCTGCTAGAGAAGCTCCTAGTAGTATATCATCTTCTACAGTAGCTTTATATTTTTCACCTCTTTTTAGACCATTAAAAACATTATCAGCTAAATTATCAATAGTCTGTTTGTTAAAGTATAAGTTTTTAACATCATTTATGTTATCAGCTTCTATTATTTTTTTATATATATTCCAAGCACTTTCATCCATTGTCTCCTTGGAGAACTTAAAAGCATCAGATACTGCATTAAACTCACCAGCATCTCTGGCAGCTTCAGCAACACCTAAGACAGCTCCACGTGATGTATCACCAGATCTTAGTACTTTATTCCTCATGGATTCACTGATTAGAGGAGCTGGAGTACCAGTCGTTTTACCAGCATCTATAGCTGCATTATCTACCATGTTACGTGCAACGTTAGCAGGAGGTAATGATTGCTGTGCTCTATTAGCTTCATCCACAAACATTGGGTTGATGTCAGGATCTATATCTACATCATCAGGGTTAACTTCTAATTTACGAATAGCTGAATTGTTAACTTGAGCTTCTTGTGATTGTTCTGCTTTTTTCACATAATCTTCTAAGGTTCCTACACTTTCACCTTTTTCAACAAGTAACTTTCTTTGTTCTAAGATTATGTTTTTATCTTTACGATTTATTTTACCTTTAGTTTTAGCTAATAATTCATCAAGTTCCTGTATCTGTATTAGTATTTCATTATCAGCATTAAGTGTTTCTTGTATATTTCTATACTTGAAAGCTGTCTTATCTACAGGTCTAAACCAATGCATAATAGGTTTGCCTGCTTGTAAGGTATATCCTAATATATTTCCAATAATACTAAGTCCAGCAGTTTCGTACATATTTTTTTGTTTACGTACTGAGGGACTCTCTCCATCATGAGTCTGCCAACCTTTTGGTATTGGTAACCAACCTTCTCTACCAAAAACTTCAGGGAAGAACTCTGCCAAAACTTGGAAAGTATTCTCTTCTTCTCCTATATCACTAACACCTATTAGCGCAGTATCAAGAGCTCCAAAAGCACCAACATTAATTAAAGCTTTACTCAACCAAGGCATATCCTTTGCCATAGTTGGAGCTAATGCTTTAGTTGCCATACCACTAGTCATTATAGTTGGTAAGACTATACCAGATAATTTTCTAAAGTTTTGTAATAAAGGATCATTGAATTTGGTAGCTTCATCATATGCATCATCTATTCCAGCACCACCTGGAAGCATTCCAATAGCATCCATTGGTAAGTCAAGAAGACTAAGTGCTGCAGCCCCTGCCCATGAAGAGGTTGTTAATTGTTGATTTTTAAAGTCATTACCTAAGTATTCCAAAATGTTTAGATCTTGGAAATCTTCATAGGACTGACCATAATGTGTTTGGAAATACTGTTCTCTAGCCTGTTCTCTTTCTGGACCTTCTGGCATGTTTTTCCATGCTTGTAAGTCCTGCCATTTATTACCTACAATGGCCCCGTGAACTGCACCTGCAGCCCCTTTTACTGCATCTAAAGTACCACCTAAAACATTAAAAGGGTTCAGTTGTTGGTTAGCTAATTCTGTAGGATCATCGATTGGAGTTAATTCTGGTTGTACTTGTTGAGGAGGTTGTGGTACCTCCTGATGATCACTTCTCTCTTCATTAAGTTCTTCAAATGAGTCCATAATTTATTCTATTTTTATTTAGGTAAGTAAAACCAAGAATCATTTGTAGTACCTCCTGGTATTTTCCAATCTACTGAAGTAGACTTATTCATATTCTTATTAGCCCATTCACATTCTTCTGTACCTTCCTTGCAGACTATACTCTTACCATTTAAGTGGAGTCCGTGGATTTCATCTGAGAAAGGATTTAAGGAATCTAGAAGGTTTTGAGGATTAACATCAATATCACTAGACATTCTGTAAAGATATCCTTGTGCCTCTTGATCCTTCTTAGAATAATAAGGATGTTCGTCCCAATGTACACTACCTGTATAATCAATAGCTAGAGCATTACGTGCAGCTTGATTCGTTGTAGCTGGTCTTAGGTTATTATTTACAGCCTTGGTGTATAAATTTATCTTATGTAACTTAGCGTTTGTTGTTGCATTGGTAATTAATTTTGTTGTTTTTTCACCTACACTACCTGCACTAACAATATCTTTAGTTGACATTCCATCTGATGTTACATTAAAACCTTGTCCACGTAACACATCAGATAGAAACTGTGTCTCAGTATAACCAGGTATTCTATACTTTATACCATCATAAACTTCCCTTTGAGAATCAGTTAATCTAACTGTACCACCTTTTTCAATTGTTTTAGCTTGATAATTTAAATCAGGTTCCCAAAATTGAGATAATTTTGTACCATTTTTACTATTAAATGCTGATGATGGGTCACTTATAAATGCTCTCATATCATCACCACTATGAGCTGTTACTCCACTTAGACCTGTTCTTGGTACAAAAATATTCGTAAGGGTATCAATTATTTTGTTTGGTGGAACAGCACCTTCATCTCTGTCCCTATATACATTCCCTAACTTAGATACAGGTTTCCCAGTCGTCTGGTCGGTTTCATCTGATGGGATTATATAATAAGGACTTGCTGGATCTTTAATACCATTTGTAAATATTTCATCCATCTGTTTCTGAGCCCAAGCCATAGCCTGATTACCTGGTAGACCTTGACCACCATCATCAACAGAACGCATACCAGTTCTTACAAGTTCTATTCTTTGAGCTTCATATCTGTTTGTAACTTCCTCAAGTCCTTCAATAAACCGACCTTGCCTGTATGCAGATTCGCTATTTAAAGTTACTACAATAAAAGATTCTGTTCCTTTTCTCTTTTCTATAAAATTATAAAAAGGTCGCATTGCATCAAATTCATCTACCTGATTTAAATACTCTAATTGTTTAGTTTTAGATAGATTTTTTATTTGTGATAGTAATAACTCCCAATTCTGATCTTTTATAGCAAAGTTAATTAAATCCCCTTGAGTAGCCAAAGCTGGGTCTGACCATGTTTCTGCCCAAATCATTGATGAGAATCTATCTCTATGCTCTGGATACGGTTTTAATAAATTTAACTGAGTATTAGTCCACTCTCTGAAAGGTTCTTTATCACCATTTAAATATTGTTGATAAAGTTGTGCACCAGAACCTTCATAGTCTGGATGATCTGGTGTTAAATCCCAATTTTCATCAATTGACCTATAAAGTTTTTCGCCTTCAATTAGTGTTGATACACTCTGTTTATTAACTTCTAGGTTGTGACCAGCACTCGTGTATGTTTTTAAATGGTCCCCTAATTTAGGAAAAACTTCAAGCCAACTGTTTTTACCTGGAATAACTTTACCATCTTTAGTTGGTGTTATTTGAGTAAGAAGATCATGAGCTAAATCAAGTTGATCAGCATCTACTAATTTCTCTAAAACATAAGTCACCGCCTCCTTACCTTGAAGCCTTGCTCCATCATGAAATAATAAAGTATTTGGTTTGGTTATATTTGCTAAAACTTCTTCTACATCTTCTATACCTATAACAGGATTACTTAATCTATCATCAACATTTGTGTCCCAAATCGCTTCACTTTGAATCTTATTCTTTCTGGCAAACTCTGTATTCTCATCTACTTGTGACTGACCTAATAATACATCTCTAAGAGCATTAGCTTCTGGAGAATAAACCCCTTCTGCTCCATGAGCTCTTAATGTTAAAACACGAGCTATATCGTTAATTTGCTTATCACTAAACTTGTCAGTCCAACCCTTCGCAATTATATCATCTTTTATTTCTAATTTGATAGAGTTAAAAGTATCAGGTGCCTTATGTAAAGATTGAGCTAATTTTTGTCCGTTTACTGTTAGTAGATGACCAGGTTGTGCTTTTGCTTCCTTTTGAAGTTGAGCAATACTATCATTATTAGGATCATAGTTGTCAGGAACATTACCTTTTTTATCTTCTAAAAAGTCTCGACTTCGATACCTTAAATTATTATCTAAGTCATGTTTAAATTTTCTGGTTTCTAGAGGGAAGGCTGATTCGTAGCTACTATATAAGGTCTCACTTTTTGCTTGTTCTATTCCTTTTGCTTTTAAATTTTGTTCTCTAGCTACCAAAACACCACCAGCTGCCATAGCTAATTCACCAAGACCTTCATAAAGTCCTGATAAACTTTCAGCATCTCGTTCTATCTGTGCTATCTCTTCATCACCATAGTCATCCCACTGTTTAGCTACTTGTTCAGTTGCTTGTGCTGCAGTATCTAATTTCTTTAGTTCAAACTGATCAATCTCTCTTTTATTATTTAATTGTTTTACTTGATTCGACTGAATTACTGAGAATGTATCTTTTGCAGCCTTTGTTGTTTTAGCAACAACTTCCTTATAATTAGTAAGGTCTAACTGTTCACGCATTCTTTGGATATAGGCGTTGTGACCTAAATCTTGTTTTTTAAAAGTACCTTTTCTAGTACTACCACCTTTGAATGCTATCTGTTTTCCGAAATCTAATGTCATTTGTTACTCCCTCACTCCTGAACCTGGACTAAAGTAATTTATATTTGCTCGTTTATTAGTCCAATTCGCACCAGATTTATCATACCCACCTGCAGCGTATGAACCTACATCAGTTACTGCATTTATACCAGTCTGAAGAAGTGTCTGACCAGACTGATCAGCTACTTGGAAACCTGGTATTGGTTTAGGACCAAAGTCATACTTAGATGGTTTTCTAGGATCTTGGAATATAGGTACTGGTGTTTGTATAGGTATAGGTCTCATAGGAAGTGTACCTGGTTTTAACATCTTTTGAGCAAAGGCAGCCATGTCAGCTGCACCTTGATCTCCTGCTATTTCTTCTAATGTAGCTATTACATCTCTACGATTACTAGTTAATGATTCAACTAAAATTGCTGAGTTTCTACCAAAAGCAGCCTCTTGTGCTTGAATTGATTTATCTGCACTTAAACCTCTAACTCCTTTAGCTTTTATTGCATCAGACTTCATTAAGTTTTGTAGATTTAAATCTTGGAATTCAAAACTTTTTTCCTGTTCTATATCTGCTAATCTACTATACTCCCTCTCTACAGCCATCCTGGCAGATGCAGCATTTATATTTATCTGATCATTATATAACTGTTGTGATTTTTCATATTGAGCATTTAAACCTTCTTGCTCCATATTACGAATCATTAGATCATGATTCCAACTTTGCCAGTTTATCTCATCTCTATGTAAAGCATTGTTCTGAGCATTCTCTCTTTGTATCTCAACACCTTCTTTTAGATGATTATAATGTGCTTGTAATTTTTTCTTACTATATGTCCACTTTTTCTTATTAAATTTATCTTGTAGTTTAGTTTGTTTGTTTTTAGCTGCAGCTGCTTTCTTTTGTTGATTAGCTTTACTAATTCCACCAACTACTTTGGTTGCCATTGATGCAATAGCTAATGCCGTGAAAGGATCAGCAATAGTATGAACTAATCCTGACATTTGTATTTGTTCTACCAAAAGTCGATTAGAACCTGGTAAACCTATTTGTGGTTCATCAAACATACCTTAAGCCCTCCTATAAAAACGTGGTGTATAATTCCCTTCCCACATCATAGAGTTTAAGGCTACAGGGAACGGTGAGTCATTCCAAACTCGAAGTTCGAAATTATCTGATTTTTGGTGAATTGGAATAGTAAAGACAGTATTTTCTTTTAAAGTACTATCATTACCTAAGTAGGTGTTAGCATCCACAGTTGGATTTAAATTATACCATTCATCTAAGTAAACAGTTATATCGTCAGCACTGTAGACTAGTATATTACTAGATCCAGATGCTGGAGCAGAGTCAAAGTTAATAAAGTTTTTAACAATATTGAAATTAGTTTCCGCAACGCCTCCAACTGTAACTCTTACTTTACTTACATCTCTAGGTGTATAAGTTAAATCAAATGTTGTTGCACTTGCATTACCACTTAAAGTTTTTAATTCACTTGAAGCAGCAGTCAAAGTAATCTGATCATCACCTGCTGTGAAAGCAGTAGATTCTACATTATTTATTTTAACTTTAATTTGATCCTTATCTACATAAGGTATCTCACCTTTGAACCATTTGAGTACAGTTGTTGTACCATCTGATGTATATGATTTACTAGCAGGTAATCTACCAGTTGATCTAAGTTTAAATGACATTACTCCTGAACGTCCAACAGCAAACTTCATTCTAGCTACTGTTAAACTAGCAGTATAATCTGTATTATTATCACTTTGGAAATAAGTTTTAGGTAATGTTATATCCATATCATACTTCCATCCTACATAAATATTAGCTGCATCACTAGTTAAATCTCTACCAGTAACTTTAAAATAAGTTAGAGTTGTAGGAGTAACACTGAAATCCCATCTAGCAGTACCATCTGTTATATTAGAACCTGTACCTGTAGGTCCACCTGATCCTGCAGAAGTACCCGCAGTATCACATACATAGACCTTTCCACTATCATTAGTTACTGAATCACCTATGACATAAGCTGTACTAGCTTGCCATGCAGATTCTGTGACTACATCTGGTGTATATGTAACTCCAGATTCAGTGTATTGACCTGTAGTAGTTGTACCTTTAATAAGTATAATAGGTGTTAATGTTGAGACATTACTCCAAGGTATATAACATTTACTAAATTCATTAGTAGAATTATATATTACATTAGTTGCTGTAGTATATAAATCCATACAAGGATTCACTCTCTCACCATTCGAGGTAACAAGTATTGCATCGTCTGGGGTTTGACTAAGGGTAAGTTCAGATAAAGTAAATTGGCTACCTTGTTTTGTAACAGCAAATAACTCCTCTGAATCAGTTGCAATTGTCTGAACAGTACCTGGTAATTGCCATCTAAACCATGCTTGTACAAGTAATTTCTCACCGTCAGAATAAGTACGGTAAAGATAAGCCATATCAGATGATTGACTTGTTAAGACTATAAGACTGTTCTGAGGGTTAGCGGTTAAGGAATCAATTGTTTCAGGAATCCATTCGTTAACAACTCTACCTACATCAGCTACACTAGGGTTCTCTTCTTGACCACGTGTAACCATACCAAATACTCTTGAGTAATTAGTACCCTTACTTATGAAATTAAGATTAGGACCCATGTTAATAGGTTCTACATCTGTTGACATTTCATAATTAGAAATAGCATTGACAGTAACAGTTGAGGGAGTCAGTGCTCCACCAGCTCCAGTCATCATGAACTGTTGATATTTACTAAATAATATTAAACCTTGTGTAGTTGGTATTACACTATGTAGTATAGCAGGTCTGATAGTTGCACAACTTATATCAACTGGATCAGCATCTGTTTGTGTTTGAGCTGAAATATTATAGAAGTTATAAAACTCTCCAGATCTACTCATAGTAACATTATCTTCTGACAAAAATCCTAACCTATTCTTGTGGAAGAAAGATTGTTTAATTTTTTTCCCAACAAAACTAGGGTGATTATTTGTAACATCATCTCCTACTTTACGTTCATCCCATGTAATTTGTCTAAAGGTAAATGCATTCTTAGCAGTATTAACTAACTCATGAGGCATTGTATCAGCATCTAGGCCAATTGACTTAGATGGATCTATAGTTTCTAACCAATGTCCTGTACCAGAAACTGCATTATCTGCTACAAATTTAGCGAAATAAGTATCATTAGCAGAGGCAGTATTAACAACTTTTACTATTCTATCCTGTACGGATTCATATGGTAATTGACTTACATTAGCTACTTGATCTTGGAATGCAGTCATTACATTATATGCAGTACCAGCATTCGCTTCTATATTAAATGTAGTACGTGTACCACTAACTACATAATCTATTTCAATTGTTGTTGCATACGCACGAGCAGATAAACCTGCTATTGGTCCAGGATCTGTACCCCAAGTATTTGGATTACTTTGTATCCCACCTGCAGGGTGTACTTCTTTTAAATTATTTATTCTTCTTGTAAGAGCATCTATTATATCACTATATGGAGCAGTTCCAGAAGCATCATATGGGTGAATTGTAAACGTCCTGTCTCTTGTATCACCTCCATCAGTTGATTCAAGTTCTACAGAAACATTAAAAGTATTACCAGCTGCAACACCATCAAGTATTAGTGATGCTTTAGATCTCTCTACAAATGTAGGATCTGCTAATTTTGCTACAGTCCATCTATCGTTTGTTAAAATAGTTGTATCCTGTACAGTTAAGATACTAAAGTTATCACGTATACCTTGTAAGTATGTTTGATGTGTATTTACTGGTCCGACATAATCCCATCTAGCAGCACCTTCTGAACCATCGACATAATCCCATCTAGAATAGTTATATCCATGGTAATCCCATCGAGCACCACCATCAGTTATGTTAGCACCTGTACCTGTTGGACCTCCTGAACTAGCAGAAGTACCATCGTCGTCACATATGTAGACTTTACCACCATCGTTTCTAACTAAATTACCTACATTATATGCAGTTGAAACTTTCCATGCAACTAATCCTTCAGGATCGACTATATCTTGTTCAGTATTCCAAGGTCCAGCCCACGGTACTGTAGCCTTATCAGAATAACCAGCTTGGTCACATATATAAACTCTACCATTAGCAACTCGTTTATCATCTACAGAGTAACTAGTATTAGCTGCCCAAGCAGTTAAGTATTCTATATTTGTACCTGTACCCGTCGGTACATGTCCATCAGCAGTACCTGCTAATCCAGTTCTTGTACATTTATATATTTTACTTGCATTCTGAACTAAATCACCAACTTCATATACTTTAGAACCAGCACGTGTCCAAGCAGCAGGAGCAGTATCACCATAAGTTACAGTACATGCTGTACCATCAGCAGCATTCCATACTTTTATATCACCTAAGGTTAATGTACCTACAACATCTGCAGCAGTAGTACCTACATTAGCTTTATCTATAGTAATAGTATTAGTGTTTTGATATTCTATTCCTGGTGTATTGATAGTAATAGCAGTAGCTACACCACCAGCAATAGTAACATCTACTGTCATTCCTGTACCAGTACCACTAGTAGCTTTAAGAGCTACATTTTTATAAGTACTAGCAGTACCACCACTTGTTCCGTTATTAGTAACAGCTACAGAAGAGGGTATTATACATCCTATATATTTTTCATCAGTATCTCTGTGGATATAAAACCACTTTGAATCATCTAAAGTACCAGTTAAATTTGCAAGATGTTTCAAGCCAGGTCTTTTAGTTAATCCGAAAGTGGGATCAGGATAAGCATTAAGACACTCTCGGACTTGACCTGGTTTCTTTTTGTCGTCTGATTGCCTTGACACTCCGCCAAGGTAATTGTCAATTCGTTGAGTTACAGCAGGCATTATCTTCTAAGGGCTAAGTATGGTTGATAACTTAAATAGTTATTTGGGTCGTTTTTCGGTGAACCAAAGAATGTATGATCACCTTGGTTGCATTCATATTCTACAATTGAAGCTCGTAAGAATGCTTCATTTTGTTGGAGCATTTGATATTGATTACCATCTCCTACAAGTCTACTAGAAACTAAAACAGCAGCTCTAGCAGTAATGTAATCTTGGAAAGGTCTGGGTAAATCTACCCAATCAAATAACCACACAACATCACATTCTATATCACCATCTTTCCATTCATAAGTATGATTATGCTTGTCATATAATTTTCCATTCCTACGTATAGTTCTTTTATTAGAACCATATGTACCTTGTGTTAAATCTAATTGTAATACGTTGTTAGGTATCACTACCTCATTGTTAGAGTCTGGAGTGAATACATAATGATCTTCTTTATTGAAGGACCAGCCTTCTGATTGTACTTCCCTTGACACCTGTAACAAAGTATCGTATGCAATCGCAACGTCTGGGTTGGTTTGATCGAGGGTGGTTACAGGTGCTTGACCTACTGACGCCAATATTTGGTTTACAGCTGGTAATTCCTGTGTAGCGTTAGTGGTAGGATAAGCCATAGGTATAAATTTTTGTGAATAAAAAAAAGGGAGTTCGTGAGAACCCCCCCCTGTATGTTGGTTAATGTTAAGCTTATGTGAAGCTTGCGTTAGAAACAGCAGTGTTGTTCCAGTTAGCGGAGACATCTACTCCGGCTACTAGTTCGACAGCAGCTGCAGGGTTTAGGAAGTCAGCACCCATTGCCAAGCGACCTAGGATAACATCACCCTGGTAAACCACGGAGACATCACCTGAAGTTACTTGAACTTGAGGTCCGATTGCTTCAACTACACCAGCGGCTTCTTTCTGGAAGATAAGTCCACATGATCCACCGAACTTAGCAGCAGTACCGTAGTTGTTAACGGTCTTCTGTCCACTAGGAGTAGCAGATGCGTCTTGATCATCCATATCTTCACCAATAAAGCTACCTTTGGAATCGGCTTCGTTAATGTTAGATACAGCACCAGAAGGAAGGTTAGCTAGGTTAACACCATAATCACCGAGGAAAGGAATATTCATTGACTTGTATATTCTGATTCCAGCAATCTCAATGATGCCGTTACCAGACTGCAATGCAGATCCTTGTTCGTCACGGTTGATTAGGTAAGCACCTGAACCTGATCCACCAACACCTTTGATTAACTCATAGTATTGACGTGGGTTAAGTACAGCTACTCGTCCTTCACCACTTACACCCTTCTCATCTAGTATAGCTGCAGCTTCATAGAAGGCAGTTACTAGTTTAGTTGGGTCATAGCAGTCGGTTGCAGTTGTACTGGCAGCAGTACCAACCTTAACGATACTACCACCTGGCTCTTTGAAATTAGCCATAGTAACAGCTGAAGGCTGTCTAGCAGCTTTCGTAATCGCACGGAAGATACGGCGGTCATAGTTCTCGGCTAGTGCATAACCGATCTTACGAGAGATTTCTCCTCTCAAATCATAGTGAGAAAGTGTCTCATCTAATTCGTACACGAATGCAGAACTGATTAAGAGGTCATCACAAGTGATGGTCTTCTCAGCTACTGGAGGTGACTTCTCATCGTTTCCTAAAATTGACTGTCCAGGGACATGGAATTCTGCTTTGGTTCTACCTGTGAAGATGAACTGTAAACTCTTACCGTTTTGAAGGGTACGACGAGTTACAAGATCCCTAGCAATTGTATTGCGTTGGAATCCTTTGAACATCTCTCCAGAGAACAGCTTCAAATAAAGCGCTCTCCTTTCAGTAGTGTTAGCGACAGCACCGTTATCGGCACCACCCCAAATAGGTCCATTGGCATTGGCAGTCGTTGCCTGTTGAGCCATTGTTAATTAATTTGGTTTGTATTTGTTTACTGTCTTACGCGCATAAAATTTTTTGATCATTTGTTGTGGTCTCTCCCACCGTCTAGACGGCAAAGGGTATCCTCGTAAGGGCCGATGCCAATGCAGAAGAGGTCCTACTCTGAGGTGCCTCTTCCACTGATTCAGCTGACTAAAGCTTCCTCTAAAGAATTGTAATCTACCTCCTCATCTACTCCTGGTGGTTGAAAATCACTAGGTAATGTATCAGGAGGATCTTTAATATCTACTTTATCAGGAGAATATTGTACAGGGTGTGCAACCCCAAATCCTCCTGTATTTTGTTGTGCCATAAATTAGAAGCTATATTTAGCGCCGAGCTTAGTACCCCATGACTTATCATCATCGTCATCTTCAGGTGTTAATACTGAAATCTCACCGTAAATATTGAGTTTTTCCCCAGCATTTACACTGAGTCCAGTCTTAGCGGATAGTCTACTATCAGTATCGGCATCACCTTCGTCAGCTACGATGGCTGGGCCTCCCTGAACATAATATCCGAATGTATCATTACCACCTTCGAAGCCGACGTGAAGGTCTGTCGTGCGGTTGTCGTATTCAGATCCGGTATAACCGGCATTCGATTCGACGTTCACGTAAGCGCCGGCGAAAGCAGGAGCGGTCGCGAATGAGGTGGCAGCGAGGGCTAGTGCTAGTCTTTTCATTGTTAATAAAATTTAAATAGTTTTCGTGTAAGGCACGCCGCGATACTTGAGTGTTACTTGCTTTTTTTGCATTGGTTTTCTCCAGTACCACACCCCCGTTCCATGGTGTGGAATCATGCGTCCAATTAAGGATGAACGGACGCGGCGTATGTAACCTAATAAGTTTTAGGTTTCTTTTTTGATGCTGCTTTCTTTGCTGCAGCTTTACCCTTAGCTGTGTAAGGATATTTCTTTCCGTTTACTACAGGCATAGTTAGAATTCTACATTAGGTGATCTTTCTAATTTCTTCATGATATCTTGTCTGTAAGCAGGATCATTATCATAACGTTTATCACTCATTGCTGCAACGACTTCTGCTTGACTACGGAATATATTTGTAGTCTCCTTTGGTGCTGATCCTGTTACCATTGTCTCTCCTGTTGTACCGGTATCATCTTCATATCTATATTGAAGTGCTTGTATTGCAAAGAAACAAGAGAGGGGATCACCTCTACCCATTACTTGATCAAACATCTCAGTCTCATTTTCATCAAGATTATCCTTTGCCCAGTTTAACATATTACTATATTCTTGTGGACCACCAGCTACTTCTTGAAGTTCTTTAATGTCTTCTTTAGATAGTTCCCTTTGTGGAGTATAGTTGTTCTCAACATTTTGACGATATGATAAATGCATATTAACTAACTCTTCATTAGATAACGCACTTAATTTATTTGTAGTATCGTCTGTGTATTCAGACTGAGCTTCTTCCCAAAGTTTTTCTAATAAAGAATAATCCTCATCAGCTACTGTTTTTTCTTTCTCTTCTTCTTCTTCTTTCTCCTCTTTAGGTTCATCAGAATCTTCAGGTTTTTCTACCTCTTCATCTTTTACTTCAGGAGTTTCTTCAGTAGTATTATCTCCAAGCTTCTGTTGTAATTGAACATAAGCTTTTTCTAACTCTTCAGCATTCTTATATTTTCCAGCTAATAATTGCTCCTGTTGTTCTACAAGTTTAGTACCTACTTCCAAGGAATCTTGTTCATCAGCTGTTAGATTCTCAGTTGTTGATACAGTATCAGGACTATTATTATAAGTCAGTGTTTCTGCCATAATTATTCAATGGGTGGTTGTTGTTGTTCTGGTTGGCCTCCTAACTCAGCGTTTAGTTGAGGATTTTTACTAGGATCATTCATAGGTGCATTAGCCATTGCAGCAGTTTGTTTAGTCATTTCTAACTGTTGTTCCTGTTGCATCTGTTGTTGTTGTTGCCCCTGTACCTCTTCCATACTCTTGACAAGGTTCAGTACATCAATACCTTGAGCCGCAGCTAATCGTTTAACTACTTCTTCAGGGTTAATATAAGTTGCAATTGCTTCTGGACCCATTGTACCTGCAATAGTTTGTAAGAATTGACCAAGTGCTTGTACATCTTGACCTCTACCGAGGGAGTTAATACCTGCTACAATAGTAGGTTTAACTAATTTCTTAGGTATCCTGGGTATGTCACCAGATTTTTGGAACACACTAAGTTTACGATTCAAGTATGGTACTAAGAATTCTACAGTAAGTAAACTGAATAGTCCACCTAACTGTTGTTCTAATTCCATCTGAGTCATTCTAACTTCTTCAGCAGTAGTTCTTTCACTCTGTCTAACATTCATTATTAAGAATGCATCAGCAAGTCTACCTTCTAATGTCTGCATCATCTGTAAAGCTGTACCAAAGTCAGCAGTTTTACCAACTTGTACTACACCTATATCATCAGGTCTACCCTGAACGATCGCACCGTTACCTGCCTTGGCCAGGGTGGCTGGTTTAGTGGTGCTTGAGGGTGATACTACAAAAACAACTTTAGCGGCTGCTGCAGAGCCTTCTACGATGGCCTGAGAGAGTGCCTCAAGAGACTTGAGATCTCCTATAAATTGACCAACTCTACCTCGTCCATAATCTTCTCCGTCAACAGTGTTGAATCTTAGTGGTAACCAAGGTGTTGTATCTGCAGGTGCTTTACCTACAGAGTTCTTAAGTCTATGGCCATATACTTCTTGATGCCATAAGAATCTATTATTCTCACGTGTTATATGAGTATAGACATCACACTCTTTACTTTCTGCATCAGTAGTATCACCATAACCTTCATCGTTAGGACTTGTTTCTACTCCTTCTTTATAATCTTTAGGAAGCATCCCTTCGATTAATTGTTTATTGATCCTTTCTTTGGTTACTATTTCAATTACTTCGCCATTACCATCTCGTTCTACTACGTAACGATTGAAGGGATAAAGTTTTAAACCTGTCTTACCCATGTAAATTAGAGCGTTACCACCTACAACTAAATGTTGTAAGGCTTGGTGTACTACTACACGATCATCCGAAGCTGCTATAGCTTCAAGTATGGTACGCTCAATTTTTGCAAAGGATAAGTCAAGTTCAGATTTTATCTCAGCATCAAACTCTTCAACAAGTTGTGACTCATCTAACTGTAGTTTAAAGAAACTGGTTTGAGGAGGTAGTAGAGCTAACATCAATTTAGATGCTAGAGTGACTACCCCTTTCGCGCCAACACTTTGCCATGGTGTAGATAAGTTTTTCATCCCTTTGGAATACTCTTCCTGTCCTCTTATCAAATAAGGGAGAGTAAGTTCTGATGCTTCTTTCGCTTCGTTTAGAAACTGGGAACGCTGTGTACTTAAATAGTCATACCTTGTTTTGGCTGACATAATTATACGTTAGTTGATTGATCTTGAATTGTCATTGGATTCATAGGACCAGCTGATCCTAGACTTGGTTGTGGTCTTTGGAACCATCTATTACCATAGTTGCTAGACTGAGGTACTACACTCACTGGTCCTCTAGCTGCTCGTTGTTGAGAGAAGTTCATCTGAGCCTGTTGATGTGCTTGAGATGCGTTGAACTGTTGTATCTGTTGTTGATAAGCAGCAGCTTGTTTGTCCCAATCAGCTTGTCGTTGTTGCTGTTGTTGTTGGAACATCTGCATCATCTGTTGACCTTGATTCTGTTGCTGTTGGAATGGTGATCCTTCTCCACCTCCTTGTTGGAACTGCTGGAACTGGTTTGTAAGTTCCTGAATTCTTGCATCTTGTTCCTTAAGTCTACGACGATACTTCTTATTGTACTTCTTATTGTACTTCTTAAAGTACTTCTTGTACTTCTTCTTCCACTTTTTCTTTGCCTTTTTCTTCATGTAATCGGCGCGGACCTTGTGATACTTGACTGGGTTAAGTTCCCTCCAATTCCTTTTCCATCCCATTTAATATATTCTCCTATGAATAATTTCGTTTGTTTGTATCGTTGATACGGCTCCGAAGCCATTCAACTACATCCCTCTGACCTGCTCTATACATGATAGCAGGTAATTGTTCTTTAGGATGTGGGTTAACGGGTGGGAATTTTTCCTCCATCTCTAAGAGGATGGAGTCTAGGTTCGGACCTAGTAAAGGTTCAAGCGTATTGGGGTAGGTTGACATTGCTATGCTCGAAGAAAGCTGGCATCCTAGCGGTCTTGGTTGAAATTAATTCAGGCGCACGGCCTTCATACATTAATCGATCGCTGACATCCAGCCAGAATTTTTTATCCAAATATTTACAGGTAGTATTTATACCTAAAGGTTCCATAATCCAGTTAATGGTGGCCTTCCTAAGTTTATCCAAAGATTGACTAGGAGATAAGCCCAACTCGTGACATACAAGGCTATGAGAGGCCACGTGTATTTGTTCGTCTCTAGAGATGTCGGCGCTGACAGTACGAGTAGCAGCGTCACCGTTAAAACGAAAGAAGGGAAGAAGGCAGAAAAATATTGCACGTTCGGCTATTAATGCTTTTAATACTGTGTGATCTGGATGATCTATCCAGGCTGATCTGAGTCTGAGGGCTTCTGATTCAGCCGTAGGGTTAACCCCAACTGAATTAGCAATGTACCCAAGAGCAAGGTCATGGTTTATCTCGTCTTTAGCATTTGATTCAAGGAGTTTGCGGGCGTTATCTGGGACACCCTTTTCAAGTGCCTCAGTAATAAACGCTCCAACTGGTAACTCCATATGACGTATTGCGAGAGCACGCTTGATGGTTTCTTCAGCCCCTTCACGGCATACTCCCTTTGTTCCTTGGACTGGTGTCCATTTTCTTTTTCTTTCTAATAGTGTTGTATAAGGATGTTTTCTCATTACTCTTGACAGTCACATTTAATTGGTTCGTTTAAAATGTCCTGCAAGTAATCATCGACTTCGGTTTGATCTAATGCAGCATACGCATCTGTCTTGTCCTGTACGTCGCCCATCACTTGTAGGCTATAGTATAGGGAGGTCTGAGGTGAACTCAGCCACTCTTCCACGAATCCAATGTCGTAGGTTACCACATCACTCCAAGAGTTGAATGAGTATCCGTGAAGAAGTCCCGTATTGTCATACATAATCATTAGTTGATCTGCTACTTTCTTGTAAGCATCCCAACCAACTTCACTAGCGATCTCTACATCGCCATATTTATACCTCTTAACACCAAAGGTGCCAGAGTCTCTATCTACCCAAGTAGAAATAGGTGGTGCTATCTCAGGTGTTGCGGTGAAACCTTCTATACTTTCGCTACTGTAACTACATGAAGCAGTTGGAGCGATAGCGAAGGCTCTTACCATCTTGTTCTCTTCAGCTATAGCAGCTGCAGCATGTATGGCATCAATTAAACTAAAAGCTAATTGATATCCCATACCATTCATATACTCACCAGTATTGACAGACTCTAAAGCCTCACCAAATTCTTTGTAAGATACACGGTATCTGTGTAATAGATTTGCTAACCCGAGGACGCCGAGACCGACTTGGCGGTCGATATCAGCTGACAAGTATTCTCCAGTTGCTCCAACACCTGTCCTACTATGGAGCTCGCACAATTCGGACATACCTTTAATGAAAGCCTTCTTGATGGTTCCAAGTTCACAGGCTGCGAGATTGACATGTTGTAACAGGCAGGTGCCGCGTGAGGGCAAGTAAACCTCAAGACAGACGTTGCCATAGATTCTAATTCCATTGTCATTATGTTTAATTTTATTTAGCCATATGTCACCAGACTTTAGTCCGTATAAGATGGCTTCTTTTGTTTTAATATCAGCATGCTGCCATTTTCCTGGGTCAAGATCAACACATCTTTTGACCCAGGGGAGTTCAGACCTGGGAGTTTCAAGAAAATCAAGGATGTCGGGATGGTCAATATCAAGATGGATAACAACAGCACCGTTTTTATAGACGCCTCCCCTTCGAAGTGTTTCATTTAATGTTGAGTAGATTTTTGCGAATGATACAGGGCCAGAAGCTGTAAGACCCTTTCCGTTTTCTGCTCCTTTGGGACGGAGCTTTGATAAATGTACAGCAACTCCTGCTCCAAAGCGGAGAGCGTGGCTGACGTACCTCCAGCTTGCTTCAATTCCATCTCTTCCCTCCATAGAATCCTCTACGACAAAGACGGTGCAACTAACTGGTAGGCGTGCTTCTGGGTTATCCAACCATGATTGGACCCGACCAGTACGGGAAATAAGTTCAGCGGTCATTTCAAATTAAATCAGATAGATCAGGTGGTTTATAGGAAGGCCCTTTTAGAACCTTACCATCTTCTCGATATATTGGTTTACCGTCCGCATCGAGTTTGGACATGTTGCTTTGGTGTACTAAATCTAATGCTCCATCTAAATCCCATCTCATATTCTCAGCATATTGGTAGCATACGTAAACTAAATCTGCTAATTCTTTTAAGCAATCAGTTTGTACATTATTACCATGCATAAATAGCATACCCTGAGCCTCAAGGAACTCTTTAAATTCCTCTACGATCAGATCCTTCTGAAGAGAATTCACTTTCCTCGCACGACTGCTCGACAGCCTGTACGCGGTACGGAATTCCTTGGCTTGCTTTGAAATAAAGGTCTTTTTCGTGGGTGAGTTCATTCTCTAAATAGTGGATTGCTTTTTCTAAATCATGTATTTTACTATCTGTTTTGTAACCTGCTCGGCATACATATTTGATAGCATTACCAAGGTGGAAATTTAGTCCTTGGTCTCTAATAAAATCCCAAACATCGCTAGAGCCTCTTTTGTAGTAGCTTGGTCCGTTTGGATCTGTGATGGTGTGGGCCATTTTTGAACTAAATTGGTGATTGAATTACCAAGTACAAAGTTTTGATGTTGAAGGGCTAACATAAGAGTAATAACATCTTGTTGTTTCTCATAGTACCCTTCATGCAATTTATCGTGAAGTATCCTTAACTTTAGATCCTGCTCCATCGTCAACTTTGTAATCGGCTGAGGGAGACCAGAGTCTTGGTTGTTTACTTTTGAAGTCATAATCATCTACTGTTAAAATTCGTGCTAATCGAGCATTAACTAAAGCATCCTCTTCATCATCACTGAATGCAGTGACTACTGTTTTCCAAGAGTATCCTTTATCTTCGAAGAGTGAAACAGCTCGTTTAACCCCGATTCCAGAAACTCCTCCATATCCATCTGTTTGGTCTCCGGCGAGAGTTTGGATGAGGTGCCATTTAGCTCCTTCTGTGGGTGTGATTGTGAATGTTTCATCAAAATTATATAATTGTCCTGGTATCTGCTTCATATCCTTATCAGGTGAAGCTATTATATTTCCTGGGTATTTGGTAGCATATATACCCATTGAATCGTCAGCTTCAAGAGTAGGTTTAATAATAACCTTATATTCTTTTCCTAAAGCTTGTATAACACGTTTATAGCCACACGGCTTCTTCCGATTGCGGTGACCCTTATATGCTGGAAAAATTTTCTTCCTAAAATTCACACTGTCTGAAAAGAACAGTATTACAGAAGTGAATGTCCCAAATTTGTTTTCAAGCTTGGTGATTTCACGTTTTGAGGCGGATAGTGCATCACTAAAGTTGCTAGTGACAAGAATAACATCGTTACCAAAGTCAACTTCACTTTCTGCTGCCGCGCACGCTTTATATACGATGAAGTCGGCATCTATTAATAATTTCATATGTTAGTGTACGTCTGCCCATGTCCTCCCTATTTTAGATTCGGCGGCTACAGGGCATCTCATTTTATAAAATTCACCAGCTTCTTTTGCAGATAATTTAAGAATCTCTGCCACTTCGTTTGACTCCACTTGTGGACATTCATATTGTAATTCATCATGAATGAATGCGAGCTGGTGGGTATTAGTAGGAAGTCTCTCATGTGCTAGTACCATCCATCGTTTCGCGATGATCGCTGCCGATCCTTGTAAGAGGTAATTGAGGGACTTATGCCGCGAGTCAACGAGGATACGACGGTTGTCGAGTCCACGAACATAACCCCGCGTACTAGCTTTGTGTACTGCTTCCAGAAGTTCTTTAAGACCTGGAATGGCATCAATATAAGCCTTCCTAATCTCTGCTCCCTTCTTCTTGGCTTTTGCATCGGGTAGTTGTTTGTCATAAGAGTGGCCTATTTTAATGTTACCAGCACCATACAAAAAAGCGTATGTTACTGTTTTAACAAGTTTCCTACTGATCCCGATCCGCTCGGCGTTTGTTTGATGGATGTCTCCGGTAAGGAGGATTTCGGTATAGCGTCCTTGATCATATCTGGCGAGATAGTGGGCAAGCATCCTGAGCTCAATACCGCTAAGGTCGGCACCAACCATAACCAGGCCAGGTGTGATTGTGAATAGTTTTCTGAATCTTTCATCTGATGGTACTTGTGATAAATTTGGGTTTCTGTGTGCGCAACGGAATGTTGCTGTGGCTACTGAACAATGGTGATGTATCCTAGACTTCGTAACAAGCTTCTGCCATGCGTTCACGCCTTCGGATATCATCCCTAAAGCCTTCGTAAGTTCCAGGAGTCGAAGAAAATGGAGAGCGATATCCGTCCCAATGTCCTTCAGTACTGGTTCGTCGATGATTGGCTTGTTGGACTTCAATGTCATTAATGACGG